CGCGACTTTGGGGGCTACCGTGAGCCTCCGCGATATAGCGGACAGCTCTGCGACTACAAGGAGATGAAGTTGCCCATTCCGGCCTCTCCTCCTTGCATGCCCCGCTTGGGTGCCTGGCTTTACGGGATTGGTCTCAAGGACCATGTTCCTGTCTGTGCCGGGCAGTGTGAACACAACGTGTACTGCGCTGTGTGTCACCGTTTCTTCCAAGACACTCCACACCCTGATGTCCGAGTGTTCCGCAGGTTCCGTGAGTTTTACCTCCAGAATGCCTGCACCCTACTGGGTTTGGAAGAGTTCCCTGAGCTTGCAGAGCAGATGTCTTACGAAGACTACGCCGCCACTTACCCTGGCCCGCGCCGTCGGCAGTTGCTTTGTGCAGCAGTCCGTCTTTGCGACGATCCATTCGACAACATTGTTACCCTCCCAACCGAAGAGATCCTTGCCGGGAGGGGCACGGACGTGCACCCCTTCATCAAGGCTCTCGTCACTCTGTTGTTCGTCGTCTCAGGGACCAAGACAGATGAGCAGGTTTGCGGTCGAGCCCGCGAGCCAGGTCATGCTGACTTTGGTGGTCTTGCGGAGCACGAGGCTCCGCATTTCGCTCCCCGGGGTCTTGCCGCCCCTCGCTCCCACGTCCAAGGGGATGCCGTCGTTGCTGACGGTGGTCCCGACGCTTCCATGATCTTTACCAAGCCCCGCTTGATTCTTCGCAGCCACGACTTTCTCTGGCAGCTCATCAGCGGCACTTGGATCAAGCCTCTCGAACATCGCCTGTTGGCACAGTCCCGGGCCCTCTTCGAGGCACCAGATCTTTTGGAAGCGCTGCGCGAGCGTGTGTTCCTTGGTCAACGCATTTTCGTCACCAAGGGGCTCACTCCAGAGCAGCGTGGAGCCCTTACCGTCGCCATCGACGCTTTGGTCCAAGAGGAGACCGGCGAGCCCACCGCCGAAGTCGATGCCGATGGCAGCAATTGGGACAGTACCATGAAGTCACACATGCGTCTCTTGGTGGTGGAAGTGCTCCGCCACTACGGGGTTCCTGAGTGGTTTCTCCAATTGCTCCTTCGAGACACCCTCAAATCGCGCTTTCGCGACAATTGGGGCAACTTTTTCGAAGGTCCCAGCGCCATGTGCAGCGGCCGCACATACAC